CCACCCGCGTTATAAAGTACTTCAGTTGATATCTCACCAATAACAAATAATTGTCTATGTACAGTTCCAAATCCAATAACAATATCTGGCTTAGCAATTAAACCATCTCGTCTATCACTAGACCAGCCAAAACCATTATTCAATTCAGAAACATAAACAAAAGGTGTACCAGCGTCATTTACTATAAAATATTCGTCCATTGACACTAAAAATTCTGGAGCTGATGGAAATCCAGTCGTAGTAATAGTAGAAAACGTAGAAGTTCCTTCGTTAAACAGATATCCATTAACTCCATCTACAAACATTATCTCTTTATTATTATTGGCTGCAATGTAAGCATTTCCAGTAAATGTAGCAATTGAGCCGATATTATTCGGAACCAGAAGAGAATCAAATAAATATATTTTATCACCAATAACACTATATAATTTTTTACTTTTTGTATTTGAAAACAATTGCCTGCCCACTAAAGTATCTGAAATTTCAATTTTCTTTCCATACCCGGGGAAATCTACTAAAACCGGCAGTGGTGATTTTTCATCTCCATGGATATACATATTCACCGTCCGCTGAGCGTCAACTAGCGGATGTATGTAAGCATTTGACGAACCTATAATATTTAACTGCTCTAACATTAATAAAGTACTCCTAAATGCTGATCATACCTAGTTCTTTGAGCTCCAAAAGTCGGATTAATATCAGTAGACCGCGGAACGTCAGAAGTTCTTTTGACAGCACGCAGAATATCATCGTATTCTTTTTCTTGTTCTGCTGTCCAATTCTCAGACTTATAAATATTCTTCAATTGACGAGCTAATGCATATCTTAAAAACATGTGAAAATAGCCCGGTATTTCTCTCAGATGATCTTGAAGCAAAACATTTGATAAATAAGTCTTTCCACGGAGTCTGCATTCATATTGATAGTAGGGATTTCTATAAAAAGTAATCTTTGAAGTATCTACATTTTTTTGCAAAATGACACAAGTAGGTTGCCCCAAAATATTTGGATTTATTACCTTTTTATCAATTTGATCGTAAGAAACAATTTCGACAGGATAACTTATTCCGTCATAAAAAATATTTACATAATTCAACGAAATTAATGGATTATTGTCTATATCTGCAAAGGATTCTCTCGAAATCACATAATCAGATTTACCCACAGTCATTGTAAAAAATATTTCTGAATAGAAAGGAATGTAAAGCTGGTTATGTTGAAAGTAATCTAATAATTCGTTTAAATAATATAAACCAATTAGAATATCTTCTCCACTAGGTGGTTTATACGGGTTATATTTCCCTATTGTTTCAAAAGCTCTAAGAATAAGATCATTTGTCGTTAAATCTTCACTCATCGAAATTATTCCTTTTTAACTTTCGATGATCTTTTTGTCTTTTCTATTTTTTCTTCAATAATTTCTTTGCGATCAATCAAATCTGGTGAATCAAACCATTCAATATAATCTAACATCTCTCGACAAATATCGTCATGAAGGCACTTTTTAAGTCCAGTTTCTTTAAAAGTTTTATGATAGATTACACTTAACATATAAATAAAATCCTTAAAGGGTAGAGGAAAATTACCACTACCCTTTTGTAATTTAGTCCAAAGTAGAAATAACACGCCATAAATGTGTTGGTATCCATGTGAATCCAGTCAAAACATCTATTCTCATTATATTTTTATTATTTAAGACGTCAGCTATTTCAGATACACGAACAGATATACCAGTCTCTTTATCTGTATGAGTATACGAATTAGGTGTACGCATTGGTGCCAATGGCGGTGTTACGATATACAAAGATTCCTCAGTGTACGCAAAATTAGCTTTATGTGTGGCAGGACGTGTAATAGCAGCACCATTCGGCACTTCATTTGTCACAAGTGGTGGTCTATTAACAATATTTTGGTTCGGATTAGTTGAATCACCAATAATTGTTGGTGAAACTAGAATCGTACAAGCTCCGCCTATGTCACTGTCAGCGTCAGCAGTAATTACAAATTGCATTTTACGACCAGTGTCCGATTTTGCTATCGGGTCTACTTTATAAACATCATCAATTTCAATTACGTCACCAGCTTTAAATATACCTGTAATACTCGCTGTTAAACCGCTTAATACTATTGTATTCCCGCTAGTAACAGGTCCATTAACAATCGGTGTGCCCAATGCACCAGCGTAAGCCGTATGTGTCGGAATTAACTGCTCCGAGAACATATCAAACGTCGATAAATGACCAAGCTTTGATTGTAAGCTGATTCCAGTATTCAATGTTTGATTGAACGCATTTTGCAACGATATTTTTAATGCTGATGAGTTAGCTGGATTCAAGCACATATAGCGCTTATACATTGGTATTGCCATTTCATCCATCTGAGCGCTTACCGTATCTACAGCACCGAAACTATTCACATAAGTTCCAGCATTTCCAGTCCAATTGTATGAAACCGACAAAGCTTCCAGTGCAATATCTCTGTTGATATTAGATACTAATGCGTCTACGCCGGGATAAAATACACGATCAAGCCAATCTACACGCATATCAGTCGTAAGATCGGTAGTCGTAAATGCTACAGGATAACTATACAACGGTTTTAAAGTTAATGTTTGAAAACGTTCCAAAACATCAACAACCGTTACGGTATCTCCTCGTTGTACTTTCCCGAAATTTTTCAAGCGAATGTTGACGGATTGCCCAGATTCATAAGTACGATCAGTGAACATTCCGTCATATTTGTTGCTTGCAGTAGCAAAAAAAGAATTGTTTAATCTAAACCGAGCAGCTGCTTCACGAGACAACAGCTCGCTCGTTGTTAATTCATTAGCCATATGTAACTCCTGTTTTTAATGAAATATCTACAAAAAAAATAACGACAATTATTTTTTGCCGTAAATTTCTTCCAATTTTTGTCTTTGTCGAGCTAAGATAGAGTCATAGCTATCATTATCGACATAAGTCGTCGTAGATTTAACAGGAGTAACTGGACTGGGAGCATTAGATTTCAATTTTTGTGAAACACTACGTTCCTTTTGAAATTCTAAAAAATTAATAGCTCTAACTTGTTGATAATCAGGCATTTTTGCGATATCAGCTAATTTCTCTGGATGATTTTTAGCTAAATCGTAAAAAGTTTCAACGCTTTTCGGATAATTCAACATGAGTTCACCCATTGAAGCTGTAATATTTTGCTCTGATTTTTTAAAAACATCTTCAAAATCATTATATTGGTCTTTTAAATCTTCAATTTTAATCTTCAATGAATTTTCTTTAACTTTATTTTCAGCAATTTTTTTGTTAACCTTTTCAGCTTCTTTTTTAATATTTTCAACTTCCTGCATTTGCTGAAGTTTTTTAATCAATTTACCATCAACACTATCCTCATCTACATATTGACCAGTCGTTGGGTCATATATTTGACCCTGCGGCGGCAAATAATCTTGCGAATAAGGTTGATAGATTGCTGAAACTTGCTGTCGAAGATATTCAATTTCGCGATCTTTTTCCTTTAACCGTTTATCAGTCTGTCTATCTTTCTGAGCTAATCTTTTTTTTACCCAATCGACTTTTTGTGTCTGATCGTCGGAAACCTCGCTTTCTTCTTCGTCGTTATCACTGTCTTCTTCCAGTTCGGCTGTTTGATCTTTTTCCGATTCGTTCTCCGAAATAGATTGATCATTTTGCTGAACCTCTTCTGACGTTGTAATTTCTGAAGTTTCTGCTACATTTTCCTCGGAATCAACCATAAAAACTCCTGACTATACATTAAAACGAGGCGTATATGACCTGCATGTATACATGATTTTATATAGCCGCAAAATCCTTTGCGTGAGGGAAGATAGACCTTTTATCGTGTAGTTCTACAACTCTTACGAACCTATGGAGCGAAACATTGCAGCACGGTAAAAGACTTACCTATCTTCATGGATATTTTTAGCACAAATTTTTGGGAAATAAAAGAAAAATAGTAAAAAAATCAAGGATTTTTTTGAGATTAAATATATTTTTTAATACGTTCAAGCATTCTATCATCACAAGGATACATCCAAGCCCTTTTAAATATATCGTAAAAACTGGGATTATGTATTAAAGTAAAAATAGTAGATCTTAGAGATTTATTTTCGCTTTTCAAATGTTCAATTTCTTTGTCTTTTTCTTCTAATTCAGTCATATTTTTTATAAAGAAAAATTAATCATTTATTCCATTACCACTATCCAAATTTGTATTAGTTAGGAACGCACAGGGGTAACAAAGTTCCCTTCTGACAATTCGAGGCAATGGCTATTCCGATTATTATTGTAATATACAATATAAAAAAATCAACTAGAACCTAAAACATTTCTAAATGCTTCATTTTCCCTTTGTAATCTCTTATTTTCAGTCTCTAATTCCTTTGAAGCATAATCCAGTTGCGCTTTTCCGACTTCTGCTGCTGCTTTAATCTTCTTTGCTTCATTATCAGAAAAGTCTTTTCTAACATCAGATTGCGCTTTGATCATTCTTGATTGTGCTGATAACAAACTTGCGTCTGCTTTCTTTTGTTCAGATTCAGCCATACTGCGCATTAAAACTTCTTGCGGGTCGGGTTGTGGAGGCGGTATTTCTTCGCCACGTTCTGCCATTGCTATTTGAGGAATTAGATATTTTCTAATTCTCTCAACTAATTTTGGTGTATTACTTAAATTAAGATTCGCTGCTGCAAGATCTGGAGCTATTTTACCAATTTCTGGAATCTTTGAGATCAAATCCATCAGCTGAGCGTAAGATTCAGCTTTTTGCGTAGCAAAAGAGCTACCAGCAGTTATTTCAATTTCAAATTCACTACTATCGATTTCATTTTCAATTTTGTCTTTCCCAACACGCTTATTGATTTCAATACTCTGTCGACTTTCATCTTTATCGATCATTACAGTCCTGTACGTGTCATAAACAATCGGCAATAAATTTAAAATTATTCTGCCGATCTGATTTTGAGCTAATAAAAGATTGTCTGGATACAAAAGTGCTGTAATATTTCCCTGAGCAATACGTTTATCTAATGCTATTCCGCTGATTTCTTTACTTTTAGCCCCCAACACAGCTTCATAGCGTCCCAAAATAGTATAAAGATCATTCTCAGCTCGCTGATACTGCTGCAGTAATGTTTGCGGGATTTCAAACGGCGGAATATAAGTTGGACGTTCTGTTCTCGGGTCGGGATTATAGTATAAAGCTACATTGTCATTGTCTAATCCGCTCCAATAAGCTTCATATCCTTCAGTATGCTGCTTAGTAGCCAAAAATTTCTCTTTTCGACCCCCGCGAATATAATTCATGGTTTCAGACGCGCAATAATTTATGAACCTCTGAGCGTCTTCGGCAAACT